GTCTTATATTTTGACTGCCGCAAGAACCACAGACCTTACCGCCTGATCTACGCCAGATTTCATATATTATCCCTGGAAGCAAGCCAATAAAAAGCAAAACGATAGTTATAACAAAACTACCTTTAGTTTTTGCAGAGCCTACACGTCCACAAACAAGACATTCCACTTTAGCCATTTTCCCTATTCCCTAAATTATTATTTTCCCATCATAACTTTAGGGTGTTACTTGATCAATCCGAAACCATTTCTTTCTTGAATGACTCAAAGCCTTTCTTATCAGATTGAGCAACACGCCCGGCAACGGCGTTATTAAAGATTCCCTGCTTATAGAGCTTGTTTGCTGCTGTGACGTAGCTTTGGAACGCGCCGTAGGTCATTTCCATAATTTCGCTATGCTGATGGCCCATTGATACCAGAAACTGGAATGAATCAAACCAGGTGGAGTCATCTTTCTTTTTAGCTCCACGCTTTAGCTTTTCATATTTAAAATAAGCTTGATTAACGAGAAGCACCGCTTTAAGTAGATCTTTAAATCCCTCCTCATCAGCAGCAAGTTCTAACAGTGATTCGTTGTCCAGATCAGTGACGCATGCCATTGTCGAAATGACTTGTACACCGTGAGCCTTAAATAACCCTGTCAAAATCTCATCTGAATGATTTTGGTCTTTGATGAAGTTCTTTAACGGCTCAGCATGCATTGCCCAGATATCAAAGTCTTTCATCTGGATCTGGCGCACTTCGATATCTTTGAGCTTAATGCTTCGATTCGTTGCTAAGAAAAAATCATTCATGATGGGATCTCGAAATAAATTTTAGACATTAAAAAAGCACCCGAAGGTGCTTTTCTTTTACCGTTGATAAAGGCTAAATTCTATAAAGTCCAACTACCACCTTGTCCCATCTCATACACGATGAAAATTAAGGCTACTACCATAGGGAAGTTTCTTTAGAGTGTAGCTACCTACTGAAGCATTCAAACATTTCGTTAAGCAACTCAACAAAAAGTTTCAACCGAAAAGCATTCTTACGCAAACCTAGAAACCTATAACTTTAGACCTGAATATCTTACATATCCCGACATAGCTGCTACATCCACGATTTAAATCATTCTCTACACTGAAATTAAGTCTTAGAAACGTAGAGGAAATTCAAATGAAAAAGTATTCGAAAATTCTAATCTTAGCTTTAATGGGATTTACCG